TGTCATAGTCATTGCTCCCACAAGTCAAAAGCTCTTTGGACATAAAACTTCGCCTTTGCTAAATCCTCGTGTCCGTTTTTCAACGGTGCTCTAGATAGATATTTGATTGCATTACCTATTGCAAATGCTAATTGTGGTGGATACTGCGCCGTAACCTGTTCGATAAAATCTATAATTTCAATGTCGCCGTATGTGTAGTGCGCTGGTTGCTTAACATTGTCTTGTATTTCATTCATATCTACTTTTCTGTTACTGATTACACTCATTATGCTTCACTCCATTTCTTGAACATTTGGTTATAAGTATTATCAAACCAGTACGGATCACGTGAATGTTTCTGAGGTACATTAAACAAGTGTGGCTTCTTTCTTCTTAGCTCAGCCTCTCTCTTTCGCTTTCTTTCCAATTTGCGTTCGAGTCTAGCTTGTTCCAGTCTTTCTATTGTTTTCTTTTCTCTGTACTCGCTTAAACGCGTACCTTCTGGTGCGTCCATTGCTTCATGTAGTTCCCAACCGTCTTTTACTCTCTTAGAAACCATTCCAGCGGTTATACCGTGACTTTCTATTAATTCCATTTCAAATTTACTGAACCTATAAGGTTTATCGTGTATCCTTACAATTCTTGCTGTTCTCGCCATTTATTCCACCTCTTATATTTCTTCTATTCGTATGATTATTTTGGGCTCAATTCCATAACGCTTTGAGCTAGTTATTTCTGTAATTTGGTTATCGTCTTTCCATACATGGCCATTACAAGCATCTAATACCGTTTTAATTAAGTTGTCGATATCCGGCTTAGTCACTTTATACTGCCCAACCATTTCGCTTTTCTTTTTCTTCGACCATGATTTAAGCAATGGAAAGTAAAAGTCTAATTCGATTTTTAGTGCGCGCTCTAGATTTAACTTAGGCATTTGCCCTTGTATATACGCTTTATGCTTTGTGTAAGACGTTGGCATGTAAGTTTGAACAAATCTACCTGTATTACGAAAGCGTGGACGAGGCGACCCCATCGGCGCATTAAACACTTCATTAAATTTAATTTCTATCTCCATGTAATCCCTCATATATATTCAAATAAGCTTGTTTGGTGTCCTAACTCCATTTGTTCATTATCAATAAGTGTTTTTAATTCATAATCATCTAAGTACCAACGTCGACCATTGAATTTTGTGTGTTTTAATCCAACAACTAAATGCCGACCATCTTTAAAATGTGGTGTAACTGAAAACATTTTGTTGCCGTCATGATCAAATAGATAGTATTTATCAAATGCATCCATTTTCAATCACTCCCATTTGCTATTTAGACGCTTAATAAAAGCCTCTCTGTCTTTCTCGAGGTTTTCATCTACTTCCGGCGTTTTCGTTTCTCTCGTGCCGTCTGTGAGCCATTTAGGCGTTTTTTCTTTTGATTGTTTAACGTAAGGTTTATAATTTTGTTTTTTGCTTTCAAGTTGTTGCTTTTCAAATGCACGTACTTGTTCAATAGATTTCAAGTTTGCATTAAGCCATGTATTCAAAATGCTTTTAGCATATCCCCAAGTAACTTTGTTTCTGTCTTTAGCGATTTTAAGTGATGCGGTAACTATTTCATCTGAATCATTTTCAAATGAATCAAGATAATAATTTAAATCGTCTAAATTGTAAGGAGTTATGAAACCGAATCCGTTATCTTGGAAGAAGTCGAAGGCAACTGCCTTCTTCTTCTCATTCTCATCATTCTTTACATTATCCCCATTCTTTACATTCTTGTTTGTGTTGATTTGTTGTTGATTTGTTGTCCATTTGTTGTCCATTTGTTGTTGATTTGTTGTTGATTTGTTGTCGTTTTTGCTGTTGGAATTTTCTTCCATACTTTGATAAATCGCCCAATTGACAACGGTTATAACAGAAAATTTGTTGTCGGACTTTACGACGATAGTTCCAAGGTTTTCTAAAAGCTTTATGTAGTCTCTTACTGTGGATTCTTTGAGACGTAACTCTTCGCTTGCTCGCTTTCTCCCGAACACAAATTGACCTTTTTCTAATTCAACAACTCGTCTGCCAACAAGCTGTGTATGATCCTTATGACTAGCCTTCATAAGACAATATGCAAATACTTTGAATAACTTTTCGTTCTGAAAAATAGGCGAATCTAATAGTTTTCTATGAAGTTTTATCCAACCAGTCATATACACACCTCACTTTCAAACCGGTTAAATCAGAATGGTAAATCATCATCATTTAGTTCAATCGGACCATTTGCATTCGCAAACGGATTATCTTTTACTGGTTTGTTATTTGAATATTGCGATTGTCCACGTGTTTGTTGTACTTGTTGTTGATATAAATCTTGTTGAGTGTCATTTGAGTTTTTCGGTTCTAAAAATTGAATACTATCAGCAATAACTTCCGTAACGTATACACGTTGACCTTCCTTATTTTCATAGTTCCGCGTTTGTAACCTACCATCTACGCCCGCCAACGATCCTTTAGATAGGTATTTATTAACGTTCTCTGCTTGTTTTTTAAATACGATGATATTAATAAAGTCTGCCTCGCGCTCTCCTTGTGCATTCGTAAATGTGCGGTTAACTGCTAATGTGAATGATGCTACATTTACACCACTTTGAGTGGTTCTTAATTCTGGGTCTCTAGTTAAACGACCAACTAATATTGTTCTGTTTAGCATTTATAAACCTCCAACATAAACGGGCGCGCCCGTCACTTTTTGTATTTCACTTTTAATGTATTTTGCATTTGAATTTTGACTACTTAAATGAATTAAATGTATTTCTTCGAGTCTAGTTAAATCATTTGCTTTCAACATTCCGATAGCATGTTCTAAGCTAAAATGAGACTCCATAATTCTGTTTGCTAATGTGCTGTGCACACTGCCGTTTTTTATGTTTTCCTGCATTTGTTCATAGATATAATTAACTTCTAACATCATGTGCGTAATGCCGTTAAATTTGTATTTCAAATACTTTGTATCAGTAACATACAGAACCTTATAACCTAATGTACTTTGTAATAAGAAAGCCACAGGCTCGTTAGCATCATGTTCGATGTCAAACGGTAGAATTGACCATGTACCTATTCGCAGCTCTTGCTTTGCCTTAATCGTGCATAAGCGATGACTTTCAAAATTCATAGCTTGTTGTGTTCCAGCAGTCATATAGCTGATTACACCATTGTCGACAAACTGCTTTGTGTACTTTGCATGATCACCATGTTCGTGTGTGATAAGACACCCTGCTATATGTCTTGTTTTATATTTGAAATGCTTTTGAACACGTTCAAATTTTATACCTGCCTCAAGTAGTAACGTAGTACGTCCATCATTTAAGACGTAGCAGTTACCACTTGAACCAGTTGCTATTGTTTCAATTAAAATGGCTCTTCTTCGCTTTCTTTTTCTGTTGCAGGTTCTTTTATTTCTTCAAAGTCAGATACATCAATAGGTTTTTCATTTTCTAATTCTGTGTATTGTGCTTCTTCAAAAACTGGTGGTTCAAAGTCCAATTGTTCTTGATTTGCATTTTCTTCAACTTCTGCATCCAATACTTCTTTGCGTTGACGTTGTTCAGATTCTTTAATTTGATTTGATAAAAGACTAGCGTCATCCGTGCTGTTTAAAATCTTTTTACATGCACGGTTTATTACAGTCTTTTTAGCCATTTCTTGAGGGAATCTTCTGTGTGTACCGTCTTCTTTAAATACACCGTTATAAACCATTTGTGATTGCTTCCACGCTTCTTCAATCTCTTCAAATGTCATGATTTCAGTGTAATTTCTACTTTCATCTTTAAATACAACTGTTGCATATGCACCGATAATGTTTTGTGTGTTTCTGTTACCAAAAGACTGTGTATGTTCAAGTTCAACAATTTTTCCGTTTTTAGTTTTATACTTAACTTCGTCACCTTCAAATATGACTTCTGCATTAATTTCTTCTGCGCCTGCTACACGTTTAGTTACTGCCATTGTTCCGTGGTAACTTCTTTGGAATTGAACCTTATCGCCATACATAATGAAATAGCCTTGATTCTTAGCAGGATTTAAACCTTGTACAACCATGTCCATTAAGGCGTTTGCTATGCTGGTTGAAGTTGCAAATTCCAGCGCTGGTTTATAACCATCTTTTTTAGATCCTTTTAATTCTTGCAGTTGTAACATTGCTGACTTCATTGCATTCTCAGGCGAATAGTTTGCAGGAAACTGTAAATCTCCTTGTGCTTCTAATGTCTTAACTCTAGATAGAACGTTGTCGCCCATTTTATTGTTTTTTAATAGTAATTCATTCGTCATTTTATATAGTCTCCATTCTTAATTTTTTATCTTGTTCATTTACTATCAATTGAATTTGTTGTGATTCTGTTTTGATAAGCTCTGTTACTGATTCAGCATTATCAATAAATATTGGCGCTGTAACTTTAAAATGTTTTGATAGTGTGTTGATGATATCTAAGCCAACATTAATTCTTGAGGCGTTATTTAAACCGCTGTCATACTCGACACCATTAACCGTTGTTGAACATGTTTCTTCTAATTCGCCGTTAACTAAGGTATTGAATAGCTTAAATTCAGCAATATCAAATTCGTTATTGATGTTTTCAGTAAGCATTTTGACTTTTGTTGTTGTAAATTCTTTTAAGATATAAAGGTCATGTGAATACTTTTCTTTTTCATCCAATAATCTGTCTTCTTCATTTCTTAATTCAGAAATAACATCATCTAGATGTTTATTTGATTTTTCGATTGAT